GTTTCCTGTAGTTTTAAAAAAGTCAGTAGAAAAGGTTAATCCATAAGTCTTTTCAATAGCCATTATTATAAGATGTACTCTAATGGCATATTTTAAATCTTTCCAATAAACTCCATGATTCATAGCTGCACTTTCTCCGTTACCATTTGGAGATAAATTTCCGTCATCTGCTGTATCAGTTGCAGAATCAAAAAATAGTCTAGTTGTATGGGTTATTAAAGGAACTACTATAGCTTTATCATACGTCACTCCATCATTTACAATATCATAACCATTTTGTAAGCCTACAGCGATAGTGTCGTTTCCATATTCTTTTGTAAATCCATCTATCCAATTAGAATCACCTACTAAAGCATCTAAAGTATCTTCTCCAATAAGGTCTTTTAATTCTACTGTGTTTCCAAAGAATGTAACCTTATAGGCATATACATCATTCTTTCTCATTTCAACTCCCTCCAGTTTTATTTTACCTTTTTGAAACTCTAAGTAATTAAGCTCAATAGTTGCATTTACTTTTAACCTAGCATCAAAACCATTTATAATATCAAAGTTGTAATAGTGTTTAAATATCTTGTTATTATCTTTTGAAGCAGGAAGCGTAAAGCTTTGCGAAAAGCTTGTAAACACTTTTCCAATATCTTTAACATTTTGTAAAGTATTGGTTATGGAAACGCTTTCATCTTCAAATAAGTCAACTCTTTGACCCTGTATGTATAACTGTATAAACTGCATTATCTAACATTATTTATTTTATCAAAGGCATAGTTAAAATCTAAAGTGTAATTAATTAACCTATCATTAACAGACTTTTTAAATGTTAAGGATTTAGTATTTAGATTTATTGGAAGAATGTTAGTTCCATCGTC